TTATATGACCAGTTTTTTCCACTCTTTCCCGCGTGAATCATTGTATCGATCAGTCATTGTTTTACTGGTGTGTCCTAGCAAAATTTGAGTATCAATGCCTTGTTCACGATAAAGCCGTTCAGATAAAGATCTTTGTTCGTGAAAGCTCGGAGGCGTACCATTTTTTGACCAATCGTAATCTGCCTCATCTCTTGCCTTACTGAATGCCACTGTGAGTGTACCGGGTTTTACTTTGCCTCCTCTTTTTGCAGTCCCTTTTGCATGATGGTGATGCAACAAATACGGACTCAAAACTCTATCCCTACACAAAGAGATAACCTCTCCAAGACTCATACCTAACTGGTAGCATTTCAAATGTAGTGGAAGTGCTATCTTTGCCCCTGTTTTGCTTTGTTCGATAAGAAGATAGTTATCCTCAACATCCGAAAATTTCATATTGCATATGTCTGCAAGGCGCTGACCGGTTATGATGGCAAGAAGCATTCCACGCTGAAGAAAATAATTTTCCTTTTCTGCCGATGCATATATGATCTTCCACTCATCAAAGGTCAGACGCTGCCTGGAAATCTTCACATGAGGTTTTTTTGCTGCTTCTGCTGGATTAAAACCAACTGGTACGTCCCCGAGTTGCTGTGCCTCTTTAAAAACGTCTATGACAACTTTTCTGAATATTTGCCCCATTCTGTTATGCCCTTTTTCTTTGTACTCATCTAATATGTTGACAATGTCTTTAACGGTTATCTGATCAAGTGAACGTAATCCAAGATGTTCATCCAATACTTTAAGTGGTGAATTTTTTTGTTTTAATGTGTTGAGTTTAATTTCTCCGCGGCTATATCGTTCTTCTTGAATCTTTTTGTACCGAGTGATAAATGTTGTTACCGACGATGATCCCCCCATCCGCTCATGTACTTCGTTTTTTATTTTGAGGATATTTCTCATTTGTTGTTCTGCGAGTCGAGTGTTTGCTTCTATTGCAATCTCGGTAGCGATCTTTTCATCTGTACCTAATCCATGAAACTTACCTGTAACAGGGTGTTTATAACGCCAATATACTTTGTTCGTCCTTGAATCAAAGTACGGAGATAGCCCGGGAATATTGACGTTATGTTTGCGTGGTCTGCCCATCTTCAAGAATTCTCCTAAGTAACGGGTGATCTTGTTTTTTCATCACTGGTTTCGTTGCCATCCCGACAAAGCGGGCTGTAATTTCTACCCGCCAACTTTTCCCGACTTTTTGAGGTGGAGGGGAAATCATTCCATTCTTAGCATATTTATTTAAGGTTGATGGGCCCGGAATAGGATCCCCAAACTCATGTTCAGCCCATACAGACAGAAGAACTAATCGCGACATATTTCCTCCTAATAATGGCCCAATACAGGGCCATTTGCTGAATTTGTAAAATCAGTTTTGAGTTAGTTTCTGCAGCACTTGATTTCCTTCGATGAGGCGCTGCCAGATTGCAGAAACATACCGGGCCTGGTGAATAGCATCGGCAAGTGCGTTGTGTCGTTCGCCCTCAAACGGGATTGCTTTTTGGGGTTCGTAGTTTATGGCATGGCCGAGTTCTACCATTGTTCGAACGTCCCGATCGTTCCAGTATTCCCAAGGATAATCTTCAGCAATGCAATCGTAAGAAGAACGCAGAATAGAGTTGTCGAATGACGCACCGTTACCCCATACCTGCGCCTTTTTGCTCCCACCAGCGACATTATCAGAAACAAATTCTCTGAACTGGAGTAATGCATCCAGCAACGGGATAGCATCATCATTTACGATCGCAGAGCGTGCTTCGGAGGACTGCTTAAGCCACCAGATAACAGTAGAGGGATCGATTACGGCGCCCCAGTTCACAGAGGATTCAAGGCATACGACTTTATAGAAACTTTCTCCAATAGAGCCGGTTGCCGGGTCAAAAACAACCGCACCAATAGCGACGATAGGGGCGTTATGTTTTTTACCCATGGTTTCCAGATCAACCATAACGTGAACATAATCAATTGGCTGATCTTCCTCCTTATTGTGATGACCGGATTCAATATCTACAGCATCCATTTGATGAACAACTTCATCTGTTTTTTCTTTTTGGTTAACCTTGCCCGTAACGTCAACAAGACCGTCAATGGAAAATACTCCGTCCCCAATTTTTGAAACTTCAGGTTGCCTGGTCTTGGTAAGGTCTTCGGTTACCCACTTCGGATCCGTAGGGTCGCTAATCCCTTCAACATATTCGCCGCGCTCGGAGGCCAGAACCTGATTAGCGTCTGGACGTTGCTTTTGAGCCTCTTTTACCAGTTCGGTACCAACTGCTTTAAAATCGGAGGAGAGTGTTTCCAGTTTTGCGCTGCTATCCTCTCCGGCGATCGCTTGGTTTATTGCATCCAGAGTGACTGCAGCAGATGGAATATGTCCCGCCTTGGCAAGCGTTTCAGCGCTCGGGGTATCATGCTTATGTTCAGTCAGATTCGCGTTGATGTAGCCACGCAACCGATCTGGAAAAGGAGTTATTCCACTGGATGCTTCCCTGATTAGTGCAAAAATCGCTGCACGGGAATAATCAAGGATGCCTGGTGTGCTCCGTAATGCTGCAGACCATTCTTTAAATGGACTTTCTTTCTTCTGTACTATTTCCTTCGCGCGGCGGTGGACTGATGCCGGAAAATTATAGATATCAAAATCCATAGGCATCGTCGCAAGGGCGATCTCTATATCCAGAGTATCCAGCGAATGCTGATAATCCGGATTGCGGTCAGTTTTGTTACCGCCGCCAGCATTGGCGCCGGCATCGGTTTTGTTTATTGAGGTGATATAGTTTCCAGCAGCCCATTCCTTTGTAAGGATCCCGCGGTCAATGTGCGACGTTTCAAGCCACAATTTGGCGAACTGAATTTGCTTGCCGAGCTCATGGCGTTTCCCCACAGGAAATACGCTCTTAAATGCACTGGTAAATTTCCACAGGCCAGGCATATCATATTTTTTAAGCTCCGGAATGTTTTCTGCCGTCAGCAGCAGATTCTGCACACCGTGATTATCCGTATCCATTTCCATCCCTGAAAGGCGGTTACGATGAGGAATGCTAATATGATACACGTGACGCTCGTCGGCCATATACTGGGCAAGCAGCTGCGTGCGGAATGACATTTCCGCCAGGTTGAAGAGTGCTTCTTCATTGTTCGAATAGTCCTCTTCATCGCTATTTGCAGGAGAGATATCGTTTTCTGGTTTACTGGAGGGCTGTGGTTCAGCAGCCGCCGGCGCAACGATTTTTTGCCATGTCAGCCCGTCTTCACCACCAAGCTCGTAGCGATCGCACCAGGTGTCATCCAGTACACCTTCTTCCGGTAAGTCATCAACGATGAGCCAATTGGTGCGGATCGGCAGCTGATGGCTGGCGCCGCGGCCAACGTTAATTTCAGCGTCTTCCAGGATGTCCAGGATTTTGCGCTCGGCGCGAGAATCGGATTTAGCAGAGAACCAGCAGAAGAGACTTTTCGCTTCGTTTGCTTTTGCCTTCGCTTTAATGAGATACGGGTAGTTGTTCATTGCGTTTGGGCTCCTTTGGATTGTAAGATACCCGGCAGCTGATGGCAGCCGCCCTGGTGGTGGTCATTGGTCAAAACTCGATTCCGGAAAGCTTTGGTCGGCTGACCGGGTACTTAACCCGCCTTGCGCGGGTTTTGTGCTTTATGGGGCTGGCGAATCGCCCCGCAGCAGCTGTGATACGCGAACGTCGTCAAGCGCTCGCAGGATAGGCTCAAAAGTTTTATGGGCTGGCAGTTTAGATACCGCAGTGATCACTTCTGTAACGGTGATGTCATCGCCGCGGGGGCTATAACCACCACCTGGGCCACGCTGTGAAATTACCAGGTTACCCGCCCGCAGCTTTTTGAAGATCTGCTCAAGGTATGAAGTAGACAGCTTTGACTCATTACTGATGGCCGTCAGTGAAACGGGCGAGCCGTCATAGAGCTTATTCAAAGTGGCGGCGGCCTGGACAGATGCCAGAACGCGTTTCATTCCAAATTCCATAATCACTTCTCCGGCCGTAACGGCCATTGGTCAAAACTCGATTCAAAAACTCACTGCAGGCTGTTGGTCGTCAGCCATTTTTTGTGCATTTCGGTAGGGGAGGCACTGGCCCTGTACTTTTTGTTCATCGGCGTTTCTGTTGCAACTGGCCTCTGATGGATAAACACCGATCAGAACATCAGAGCATTCACCAGTGAGAGCACATACGCTGATGACAAGGGCAAACAGGGTATTCATGCCTCAGCCTCAGGGTTTCCTTTCTGCGCCAGCAAGTAACACAGCTGGCGCAGTCTCACCTCGAACCAGTTCAGGCGGGTCGCTTGGTTACCGGTAGGTACTCGGGCAAAATCCTTCATAGTTATCTCCAGTTAACTCAGTATTAGGATGTGGTTTTGCAATGCGGCGCCGGGTGCCTCCCGGTGACGGCAGCCAGTTAACAACTACCGCCGACAACTTTTTCCCCACAACGTGTGAATAACCGCCATGTTTACTTTTTTAACTGTGTCGCGTGCGCAAAGCCGCATTCACCGCATTGCAAACCCTGATTTTTTATTTTCACTACTTCGACGCGCTTCGTCGGTGGTGTCGTGACGCTGATCTTCACGATTGAGCTTTTTCACCCTGCAATTCACCACCACGAAGCGCGCAGGATTTCCATTACATTTCAGAAGAGGCGCAGTCTGCCGGTTTACCTGAAAGCGCCGCGGTAAACTCGCTGAAACTCAGTGCCTCCTCACCTTCAGAGAGGCTTTCAAAATAGTCTTCGTATGCTTTATCCATACTCATTTCCTTCCCTTAAGGCCGGGCAGCCGAACGTTGAACCTGCTGCGATTGATATTGCTGTCATCTCATCCGGTGTTTCGTATGCCGCCGGCAGCTACTACGTGGGCTTCCTGCCTCGATGACTTGCTGCGATGGAATGATTAAAGCATTGGTTTATGTTTGATGTCAATATTGGATTTATGCAGGTGCAAACTTTTGCTTTAATCGAGACAGGGGAGCTGTTGGAGTGATTGAGGCTGCGCGGCAGGCAAAAAAAAACCGGCATTTGCCGGTTTCATGGGGTGAGATCAGAGATGTTAGTTAGTGTCGCTAGCCTTAAATCGACCACGGAGATATTTCTCAACATAATCATCGATTTCTTTTAGGCGGACTTCAAACGTATCGATCATTCTCTCTTGTTCAGCCTCAGGTAACTGCCTAAACAGACGTAACATTTTGCTCTCATTTGGCTTGAGGCCTGAATCTTCAGATACTTTCTCTCCAAGCAACCAAGTTACAGACACATTGGCAGCTTCCGCGAGGGCAATTGCGGACTTTTTACTGATTACTCCTTTCTTAAACCACCCATTCACCGCTTGAGGTGTAACTCCAGCAATGCGAGCCATATCCGCCTTGCTGATCCCTCTTTGAGTAATTTCTTCCAAACGAGCAATCAGTTGGTTGTTGAGTTCTTCAGTGTTTTTCATAAGCCCATTGTAAAGGTTTAGTTTATAGTCACAATAAATTAAAAATTTGCATTGAATATAAACCTATGCTTTATTATGCCTAACTTAACGAGGAGATAGATATGACAGCCCTTGATAACGCAATTCGAGTAGCTGGCTCAGCCAATAAATTAGCATCAACGCTTGGAGTAAGCGGCATGGCAGTAAGTCAGTGGAAAACAAAAGGTATTGTGCCTTCATCGCGAGTTTTACAGGTTTTTAATGCAACGGGCGTTACGCCTCATGAATTACGTCCTGATCTATATCCGAATCCGACGGATGGAATACCTAAGGAGTGACCATGCAAACCACCTCTTTTGAAAATCATACTCCGGTGATGAGTATGCAACTGAAAACGGAAAATCAGTATTTGCCCCGTCGGCGTGACGGCAAGAAATGCCGAGCCATTTTGGCCGCCGTTCAGGAATGGGAGTCCTCATTACCTGGGCGTGCGCAAGACCACGTCGCGCAGCTGGTGGCCGAACAGTGGGAGAAACAAAACGGGCGCGGTATCAGCGTCAATAAACAAAATCTGTATCGCTACCTGAAAAACGAGGGCGGTTCAGAGAAGTACACCAGTTATGTCATCCAGCTTTCGGCGGCGATCGCTGATGCAATGCCGATAGAGATCGCGCGCAAACATGGCCTAAAACATGGCTTAACTGAAACTGAGCTGGTGGCCAATGCAATCAAAGAATGCAGCGAAGCGCACCAGGCCAAGTTACTTGGCGCACCTCTGCAGAAACTAGAGCGTGAAATACGGGAAGCTGCAATTGCACTTTTTAACATGCTCCCTGCAGATGCGGCGGGACCACTACTGGCGAGCATCAGCGCCGTAGCGCCGCAGTTTTTCTAATCGAGTTTTGACAATGACCACCAGCACCAGCTGGTTAATAAGAGGTTTCAGATGGCCCGCATCAGAACAGTTAAACCTGAATTCTGGACAGATGAGAAGGTGGTGGAATGTTCAATTCCAGCGCGTCTCCTGTTTATCGGGTTGTTCAACTTCGCCAACGATATGGGATGCCTTGAGCGTTCGCCAAAACGGTTGAAGATGCAAATCTTCCCTGCGGACGCGCTCGATTGCGAACCACTAATACAGGAACTGATTACTCATGGATTACTCACTGAGTATTCAGTGAATGATGTCTGCTATTTGCAGATTAAAGGTTTCCTTAAGCATCAAAAAATAAACAGGCCTTCGGCCTCAAAAATACCTCTTCCGCCAGAATTCACTGAGTCTAAGGCAGGAAAGGAAGAAAAGAGAGCTCCTAATCAAGGAGGGCTCAGTGAGGACTCAGTGAATCCTCATGGAGGACTCACTGACGGAAAAGGAAGGGAAGGGAAGGGAAAAGGATCAAACCCCACTCTCTATGCGCAGGAGAGAAATTTTCCCCAGCAACCTCAGTATCTGCCTGGAGTGGATATTCCGATCGGGAAATTCGCCATGCACGACCTTTGGCTGCCGTCACAGGACTGGCCGCGACTGGCTGCTACCTGGGGTATAGCGCTTCCCGAACCGGCATACCTGCCGACAGAGCTGGCAGAGTTCATCGCGTACTGGAAATCCGAGGGGAAAGTGTTCACTCAGATTCAGTGGGAGCAGAAATTTGCCCGCAGCGTGATAAGTGCCAGAGCCAAATCTAAACCACAACCAGCAACCGGAGGTAAAGGCCATGCAGGAATTCAACCAGCTAACACCGCATCCCGGGCAGTTCAGGAAATTCAGGCAGCCAGAGAGCGCTGGGAAAAGCAAAACGGACTTGCTGGCGGCGGATACGGCTTGGCGGCTATGGACGGTAATGGGGGAGATATTCTCGAACCGGTGGACCCAGAAGAACGGGGCGGCGCCCTCGGATATGTGGATTGCCCAGATTGGATCGATGAGTGATGCCCAGATTATGCTGGTCTGCAGGCAGTGTATGGAGCGCTGTGCGGCGGGAAACACATGGCCGCCGGATCTTGCTGAGTTCGTTGCGCTGGCGTCAGCCAGCGGTGCTAATCCATTCAATCTGACATCCGATGCAGTGATGGCGGAGTACAAACGCTGGAGAAACGAATCTTATCGATACTCGGGCAGCGACAAATACCCATGGAAACAGGACGTTCTGTATCACATTTGCATTGAGATGCGCAGAACTGGAGTTGAGAGGAACCTGACGGAGGGAGAGCTGAAAAAACTGGCAGAAAACTTACTCACGAAATGGACCAAACACCTGGCTAACGGGTTTTCGATTCCCCCGATTCGTCGGCAGTTGGCAGCACCGAGGCATCCAGCAGGGCCGACGCCAGCGCAGGTTCTGATGGAAGAGTACAAACGCCGCAAGGCGGCAGGTTTAACCAAGTAAACGAGTTTTGACCATGACCAAACAATCAAAAACCAAAGTAACCAAAGCACAGATGGTGCTTGCCATCGTTAGCCGGACGCCAGAATGCGTCCTGCAGGATGTCTGCGATGTGCTGGACTTGCAAACCAGTACAGCAGGTAACTTGCTGCGGCAGCTACATGCCGCGGGAAAACTCCATCGTACCCATAACGGTTGCCAGTACGTCTATCGAGTGGGTTCAGGCGTTGAGGTTCCCGATGTTGCCCTGCCGCAGGCTGCAACACAATTATCTGAAGAAGATGTGAAAAAAGTCCAGGACGCACTGTCCCTGGCGAAGACCCTGGAAGACAAAAAGCTTTGGCGCCGGGCTGCGACTGTTTACACATCGACGCTTGGGATGGCTACAACAGCAAACGAACTCTGGTTGCTTGCCAAAATGCGTACCCGCTGCCTGCGCAATGCGGCGAGGTGATGATTATACCTAAAATGGAATCAACACCAGCTGGTATGGGATGTCAAAGCTAAGTTGAAATATTCCGGGGTGAGGCAAAGCTGAGATGTCCGCTGAGTGCCAAAAGCGGACATCAAATAATTTCAGCAGCACTCAACCTTATTAACCAAATCGCCTCAACTCATATCGACATGTATCCGGACTTGCCAACTTCGTAAACTTATTCACTTTAAGTCTGAGTCTCACTCCCTTGGCCGTAAGTGGCTTGCCAGTATCTCGCCGTAGGGTTCATTAGAATGTGCAATACAAGCCACCATGCAAAAATGCAGGGAGGTTGATTGTAGTAACCGGCAGGCACATATCCGTGAGCTAGTTGGTTTCGTAAATCACCATAGATTTTATCTACCAGTAAGGCCTGAAGATTGCCAATTATGTCTACGCCGAAAGCTTCAATAATCAGTGGATTATCTAGTAGTCCCTTGAGTCCATTTCGCTCTTGCGAACCGTCCCCGTGAAGCTGTGATGGCTCCTCACCTTTGATTTTCGCCACATATCTCAGACTATTTTCGATCTGTGGAATCAATACGTGGCATGCCGTCATAAAATCTCCATTGAAACCGCAAACCATACCCTGGATGAAAAACTCTTCATGCCCAAACGGGATGAAGGGATGATTGATGAACATATCGCGAAAAAACGCTTCCGAGATTGGATATTTCATTGTGATCTCATCCGTAGCAGGAATAATTTGCCCGGCTACTGCCAACTCATGGTCGATACGCATTCTCGTCATCATAATAGGCCAAATAACTGCCCCATTTGCATCATCAATCCCCAATCCTGCGGGTATGCGAGCAAGTGTCATTCCCTCATGATCAATATGTGTTGATCCAAACATCCAAGCTATGCTGTTGGCCTTTTGTTCTATTGCTTGAGCCTTGAGTCTCTCAATGCCGGTTGGCCGACAGACCAGCATCGCAAGTCTGAAAACCATATCAAACAAATCTCTTCCGACTACCCGACTCTTGGCTTGATGGACAATCTCACTAATGTCTTGAGGGGGAGACTGAAGGATAGACATCTGGTGACGGGATTCGATTTGGTAATCACGCATTTCTTCATACAGCGCAAGACGTTCTCCTCGGGTTCCTGGAATATTAGACAGTGCTTCAATAGCATTCTGCATGCAGGCTGCCGAAATCATGCCGCCATCTTGGAATTTTGACTCTTCAAGATGTGTATCGGCAAGAAGCCGCCAGAACTCAAACTGTGTATCTCTGTCACAGCAACTATTCGCAATCGGGATTGCGGTTTTACAGGCGTCGACGGCAAATGAAAATAATTTATGAGCCAGATATTTTTTTGTCAGAGACAGGAGTTCTTGGGCAATAAAAGATGGCTCACTCACTTTACAGTCGATATCGAGTTGCAGGAGTCGCAGCGGATAAGGTGAATCGGCTTGTCCACTGGTACGTTCATACTCTGCTAGTAGATGTGCCGAAAGCTGATCAAATTCATCCCTGAAATCAGTATTCTTTCGGAAAAAACAACACAGCCTAAGCGCACGCTCTAGGCGTTCTAAAGCACTAACCCACGACCCTTGCGATGTCATAATCGCCATGCTGGACGCATAATAAGCACGGACCGCCAGCAGAGGAAAACGGATTCCACCAATTTTACGAACCCAAAGTGTATCAGCAATACGAGCTTGAAGTTCGGGTAGCTCTATCGTCGGGCAAAATTGAGAAAGTACCTCCAGCGACAATCCGTTAATGTCATCCGGAATTGCTGATCTACCTTGGCTACTTTGAAAGCTCGGACCAAATGGTACCTGTGGATTTTCGGGACGAAAGTGAAAACCGCAAATATGGGTTAGCAGTCTTATCTCCGCTCTTCCATCCCCTAGGCTCGAAAGATACTTTGTGATATCAAAGCAGGTAACTGGCAGCTTACTCTGGATTAAGGGGGATAAATCAATAGTTTTAAGTTCGTCGAGGCTGATATTAATATCGTTCAT